CTTGATGTTGTTTCAACTGTAACAGGTACAGGTACAGCAGGTAAAGTTCGTGTGTATGCTGTTGTTGTCGATATGACAGCACCAATTACTGCAGACGAAGTTGATCGTGACTTGCTTGCATAAATAATTAAACTTTAGGGGCAGGGCAACTTGCCCCTTTAGGATATCTGAAGGATTTTTGTAATGGCAACTTACGTTACACTTGTTAATGAACTGCTTACTAGATTGAATGAAGTTACTCTTGCCACAACAGGAGATGGCTTTGAATCAGTACGTAACGTTCAGGCACTAGCTAAACAAGCTGTAAATAACTCCATTAGAAATATCTTACAGACAGGCCAAGAATGGCCTTTTCTTAAAACTACTTACACTCAAACATTGACTGCAGGGACAAGACAATATGATTTCCCTTCAGACTTTTCTAGAGCAGACTGGCAAACATTCTATATTAAAAAATTGACATCTGTTGATAATACACCAATGCACTTACCTTCTATTACGTATGATGAGTACATTCAAAGGTACAGACATTTTGATGATACAGGAGAACAAACAGGTATTTCTGCCCCCACTCTTGTATATCAAACAAATGAAGAGAAATTTGGTGTAACTCCTATCCCAGATGATGTCTATGAAATTGAGTATATCTACTGGTCTTTCCCTTCAGATCTTTCTGCATATGATGATACTGCAATAATACCTGATAGATTTAAGCATGTTATTATTGATGGTGCTATGATGTATATGATGAGATTTAGATCAAATGATCAGAGTGCATCTATTCATCAAAACAATTTTGAGAATGGCATCAAATCTATGAGAAGGATTCTTGTAGATGAGCCTTTAAGAGTAAGGTCTACAGTAGTAGAAAGAATAAACTCTTCTAATCAAGTTTTAGGTAGAGTTCTCTAATGGCAGATAATTTAGCTTCCTTTAAAGTGTTTGCACAGGGTGGCCTAAACCTGAACAGGGATGTTCTTTCTCAAGGGGAACTACAGCCTGGTTCAGCTATATCTTTATTAAACTACGAACCTGCTATTACAGGTGGTTATAGACGTGTAAGTGGTTTTTCTAATGATTATGGAACAGTAGCAGGAACAGGATCAGTTCTTGGTGTAGCAGTAGCTAATGGCATTAATGATGGCATTCTGGCTGCTCGTAAACCTAGCTCAGGTAATGATTACCTGCACTACTGGGATACAGCTACAGAGGCTTGGGTTGCAGTGACTACTGCAGGTAGTCCTACAATGACAGGTGTTACAAAAGTTAGGTTTGAAAGATTTAACTTTGGTACTCCAAAGGTCATGTTGACAGATGGAATTAATCCTGCAGCTACCTATGATGGCACTACTTACACTCAAATTACAGATGCTTTTGCTCCTACAGACCCTAAGTATTCAACAGTATTTAAAAACCATATGTGGTTTGCAGGAGATCCTGCAGAGGAATATAACCTTTACTTCAGTGCTCCTGCAGATGAAACTAAATGGAATCCTGCAGATGGTGCAGGGGTAATCAATGTAGGTTTCCCTATTGTAGCAATCAAACCATTTCGTGATTCACTGTTTATATTTGGTACTAATAACATCAAAAGACTTGTTGGTAATAACATATCAGATTGGCAAGTCCTTCACGTAACAGATGACCTTGGTTGCCTAGCTACAGATAGTGTTGTAGAAATTGGTGGTGACCTGCTATTCTTATCACAAGATGGTATCAGACCTATTGGTGGTACAGACAAGATTGGTGACGTTAATCTAGAAACAATCACCAAAAACATTCAGTCTCTTTTTACAGATGTTATTTTAGAAGAAGACTTGAATGCTTTGTCATCTGTAGTAATTAGAAGTAAGTCACAGTTTAGATTATTCTATGATGTAGACAATGCCAATGGTTTGATAGGTGGCCTTAGAATGGGCCAACAGGGTGGCATTGGATTTGAGTTTGGACAGCTACTTGGTATTGAAGCCACATCTGCTGACAGTGGTTACATAGGTCAAAATGAGTACGTAATTCATGGTGACAGCTCAGGTAAGGTTTACAGACAAGAGTCAGGAAATAGTTTTGGTGGAAATAATATTGTAAGTCTTTACCAAACACCTTTCCTACATATGCAAGATCCTGAGCAACGTAAGATTATTCACACAGTTGCAACATACCTTAGAGCAGAAGGTGACAGTGATATCGTTATGTCAGTTATTTTTGATTATGATGATACAACAATACTCAACCCAACTAACTTTACACTAAGTACTGAGGGTGCTGCTGCTTACTATAACGAAGCTATCTACGATGATGCTTCAGCAATTTGGAGTGGTAACCCTTCACCAGTACAAAGGGTGAATGTTTCTGGTTCAGGTAAATCAGTTTCTTTTAGATACGTAACGAATGACACTAATGCTGCACACAGTATCCAAGGTATTGTCGTGACATTTGGAGTGGGGGATAGACTATAAATGGCAGGTTATACAAGACAGAGTGCTGCTGATATTGTTGCAGGTGCAGTTGTTAAAGCTGCCCCAGTTGATGCTGAATTTCAACAAGTCCTAGCAGCTTTCAATGCAAGCACAGGACACAAGCACGATGGCACTTCAGCAGAAGGTGCTTACGTACCCCTTATCTCTGACACTGACAACTACAACAAAGTGGTTGTTGATGCTACAAATAACAGAATAAGTTTTTATGTTGAAGTAAGTGGAGCAGCAGTAGAACAAGCACGTATTCAAGATGGTGCTTTTGTTCCTGTAACAGACGATGACATTGATCTTGGTGCTTCAGGTGCTGAGTTTAAAGATCTTTATATTGATGGTATTGGTTACATTGATTCTGTTGTAATCACAGGTGGTACTATTGATAATACTGTTATTGGTGGTACAACTCCTGCTGCTGCAGACTTTACCACAATGGATGCCTCTGGTAATGCAACTGTTGGTGGTACATTCTGTGCAACTGGTAACACTAACTTTGGTGGTTCACTTGGTGTAACAGGTATTTCTACTTTCTCAGATACAGTGTGTGCTTCTAACATTTGTGGGACAGGAACAGCAACTTTAGCCACAGTAGACATAAATGCAGGTACTATTGACAACACTACTATTGGGGCTTCTACTCCTGCTGCAGGTAGCTTTACTACAGTTAGTACGTCAGGACAGGGTACTTTTGCTACAGTTGATATCAATGGGGGTACTATTGATGGTGCTATTGTGGGTGGTACTACAGCAGCAGCTATAACAGGTACAACAGTTACAGCTAATACTTGCTTTGTAGGAGACATCACAGGTGACGTTACAGGTGCAGTTACAGGTAACGTAACAGGTAACTTAACTGGTGATGTCACAGGGGATGTCACAGGCAATCTAACAGGAAACGTTACAGGTGATGTAACAGGAGATGTTACTGGTGACCTGACTGGTAATGTTACAGGTAATGTCACAGGTAACGTGACAGGTGACTTGACAGGAGATGTAACAGGAAATGTTACAGGAAATCTGACAGGTGATGTAACTGGTGATGTCACTGGTAATGTAACAGGAAATCTAACAGGGGATGTTACAGGTGACGTTACTGGTGATGTAACTTCCACAGGTACTTCAACCTTTACATCTCTGACACTAGCAGGTGACCAATCTGCAGGTGGATTTAAAATCACAGGTTTAGGAAATCCAACACTAGATGGTGATGCAAGTAACAAGTGCTACGTTGACACACAAATCACTAACCTGATTGGTGGTGCTCCTGGAGCCTTAGATACTTTAAACGAGTTGGCTGCTGCATTGAATGATGATGCTAATGCTTACTCTACTTTGACAACTTGTATTGGGACTAAGCTAAACCTGTCTGGTGGCACTATGACAGGAGACATTAGTCTAGGTGCTAATAAAGCAACTTCAACTGCTACACCTACTACAGATGATACACTGACTCGTAAAGGCTATGTAGATACTCAGGATGCTTTGAAACTTAACTTGTCTGGTGGAACCATGACAGGGGATATTTCCCTTGGTTCTAACAAAGCTACATCTACAGCTACTCCTGCAACAAATGACACTCTTACTAATAAGTGTTACGTTGATACACAAAGAGATACCAGAGTTAGCTGCTCTGGAGGTGCAACCATTTCTGGTTTTATCAACATGGCTGGGAACGTATTTTGCAATGTTCCAAATCCAACAGTAGGTGGTCATGCTTCTAACAAAACATACACAGATACACAACGTGATACAAGACTAGCTTGTACTGGTGGTACTCTTAC